AGCATACAGTATGAACGCAACGAGTGCAACACTAATGGATGCAATTACTAGCATCATTTATTCGGCTAACAAGTGAAAACTTACAGATTTAGAACGAGGGAAGAACTCATCTTGGACTCAATCTCCTTCATGGGATCCACAGGAGCCTCCGGTTCAGGCTCCTTCGCATCCAATGACTCAAACTCAATGGATCCTACCTCATCCGTCATATTCAGCGGCGGCGGAACGCTCTCATCATCGCTATCCTCCTCGTCACTCGTCTCGTCGTCTTCAAACTGAACTCGGGTTCCAGACGATGTGGGAGGAGGAGCCGTCTGGGTCTCAGAAAACTGCTTAGCAATCGTCTCCCACGGCAGGAACGAACGAATCACGTGCTCCAAACGATCTAGAATCAGCTGCTCAATATCCTGACGATTGCGGGCCTGCTGCTCGGAGGAAATGCCTCCGGTTTTGAAGAGATACGCAACCTGCCAGAGCTTGCGAGCAGACTGGATGTAGAGCTCGTGGAGGAACTTGGCCATTGTAGGCCGGTCAAAGTCAATATCCACATGGGATGCAGACCCACGGTAATGTAGATTCGTGAAGGACTTCATGTATGCGATAAAGACGCCCATCAGCAAATCGTCCAGATAGGTGCACTTAGTCGTCTTCACGATACGCTCAACCTCCGTAGAGAGTGTGGAGTCCGTCCACTCGGGAATCTTGGTAAGCATGTTCTGGAACGTGCGAAGAATCTGATCGGCCTGGCCGTTGCGCTCGCACAGCTCCTTGGACGTCTTGTGGATGCTCCAGAAGCCATCCGAGACCGGCCCAATTAAGAGGGTGGCAAGGTGGTCCCGCAGATGCGTCTTTGCAAAGTCTGTGTCGCTCATTTAATTCAGCTACCGCAAGTTTATTTACACTATTCAAACGCTATGAATATAAAATGTATGATCCAAAATCAGTTTTAATGACAGGATGTTGTGGCTTCATCGGCTCAAATGTTCTAAACTATATGTGCAGCATATACCCGGATGTTCAGTTCGTCAACATTGACAAGATGGACTACTGTTCATCATTGAAGAATATTTCGGGAAACCCATCAAATTATACGTTCTACAAATGCGACATTCAAAACAAGGATATGATACACCATATTCTAAGGTTGCATTCCATTGATACAGTGATACACTTTGCCGCACAAACTCACGTAGATAATTCGTTCGGGAATTCTATTCAGTTCACGATTGATAATGTTTTGGGAACTCATACACTTCTGGAATGCTGTAAACATTACGGAAATATACGTAGATTTATTCACATTAGCACAGACGAAGTGTATGGCGAGGTTGGAGCCACCGATGAAGAGTGTTCTGAGTCAAAGATTCTAACTCCAACAAACCCATATGCTGCTACAAAGGCCGCAGCAGAGCATCTTGTATTCTCGTATTATCATTCTTTCAAGCTACCGGTCGTTGTTGTGAGAGGGAATAACGTATATGGTCCAAGGCAGTATCCTGAAAAGTTGATTCCCAAGTTCATTCAGTTACTCTCAGAAGGAAAGAAGTGTACGATTCATGGAAATGGAGACACGATACGAAACTTTATACACGTCCAAGACGTTGCAACCGCAATTGACGTGATCTTGAAAAACGGGATGGACGGTAATATTTACAACATAGGTTCCAAGAATGAGTTCAGCGTTATGGAAATCACACGAAAACTCGTAAAAATAATAAAGAAATCAGAGTGCGTTGAAGAACACATTGAATTTGTGGAAGACAGGAATTTCAATGATTTCAGATATAGCATTTCAAACGATAAGCTTATTGATTTGGGATGGACCGAAACTATCAAGTTTGAGGAAGGACTTGTATCTACGGTGGACTGGTATTTGAAGAACTCGCTGAATCACTGGACATAATCCTACATCAAGACAACATCATACTCCACAGACTGAACCTCGTTTGTTCCAAATACTTCAACAAGTCCAATCAGTTCCTTGCGAGGAATCGCCGTGTCCTTACAGAACCGAGCAATTGCCTTATATAGATGAAATCCATGATACCGCTCATGCTCCGGCTCCTTCTTTCCAAACAAGATCGACGTTCCATCTTCCAGCGTCATCCATCGGATAATCGTCTTGAAGATTGGATTGGACTCATACTCCTTACAGTCCGGGCCTTCTGGGAACAAATCCCAGAACATGGATGTGGCCAGACGCACGCAATCAAACGACGGATTCGGTTTGATCGTTTCATGTTTCTGAGCATAGAACGGTTCTGCATTATATTGGCCGCTCGCCTCTTCGTCCATTGCAAAGTGGTCGCTCATAAAGACCTTGGGTTGCTTCATTCCAACCAGCTTTATAGATCCAACGCCTCGCTCAAAATCTATGAGCTTGATCAAATACCCGTGCGTGGGAACCTTCATTGTGCGGCCGTCCACCTTATACCACACATGCGTCCTGTCAGTCTTCACATACATAACGTTGTTCGAATGAAGATCGTTATGCGTTAACCCGATCGTTTTCTGGGCAAATGCGAGTGCGGCCAAAACCTGTGTGAGCCAGCACACATGCTTCTCTGTCTCTGGCTCTGAACTCATCAATTCATATAACGTTCCTCCGCACTTCTCCATGACTGTGAGCTGAACCGGAACGTTGCATACTGTTGCCAACGCAAATCCCTCTTCGTCTTCCTCGTCATACTCCTCGCTGTCCTCTTCGCCCTCTGAGCAATCGCACGAACGAACCTCAAACACATACGAGGTTGAAACCGATGAACTATCCGACGCATCATCCGGCTCTGCGATATCCTCCGAAAACACCCGATTCATTTCAGGTATTGTGACCTCTCCTTCTGGAGTAATACCGTCAATTTCTTCTATGTTTCCAAGATCCCCAGCAACATCCCCAATCTCCATTTCCATGCGACGAGTCCGTGTATGCTTGAACTCCGACGACTGAGAAATACGATCCGCCAACTGTAGCTGGAAATAGGTTCCAATATTCTTGGAAAACCAAGGGCGACTCGCAAGATCTTCGTAATCATCCGAAATGTCAAAGGTGTGTTTCTTTGCGATTCCAGAGAACACTCCATACACCTTTGGGAAATGGATACATCCAGTCTGAGATAGAACTGCTGAAAACAGACTGCCGACATATGCAGAGTTATGGGGAGACTGAACCTTTTCCAGTATGGAAAGTGCCTCTTCTTTCGTTGTGGAGAGTCCCATAGATGTTCCGTAGTCTCCTCGCATCCACTTCAAAGCATTCACAATCACGGCCTGCTTGATGTGCACGTCCTTCTCTCCAGACGATGTGAGAACCTTGTCTTTGGAAACGACTGCCTCCACTTGTTCGGTGAGTTTCAGACCATGATCCTTCACATTGTCCAAATTCTCTGTCTTGAACAGCAATTCCAAGGATGGAAAAAATGGCTGAAGATGGTCCACGTTCCAATGCGCACTTGCGGTCTCTCGCACCTTCTGCATTTCACGATATTTGTGGACTTGTGCTGGGATCGCAACACTTTTAAGTTCTCCGGTAGGTGTCCTGCGCTTTCCCATTTCTTATTCAGCGTGTATAAACCAAAACCAAAATATTCACGCATAGTTGTAATAGTAATGAATTTCCAGATCAAGAAATTCAACATAGGTATGCTCAGCGACCGATGCGAGATTGATTCTCGAAAGTCGCCAATGATAGTGGTGATTGGTAAAAAGGATACCGGCAAATCCTTCTTGGTTCGGGATATTCTTGCCAACACACATGAATGTTTCCCGATTGGAACGGTGATTTCAGGAACGGAAGTTGCCAATGAGTTTTTTCAACATATGGTTCCTTCCAAATTGATTCATGACAAGTATGCTCCTTCCATTGTAACAAACGTTATTAAGCGCCAGCTTGGTGTCAAGACAGCCCGCAATACCGATAAAAAGTCTCATGGTGGTAATTCATCTGTAGATCCTCGTGCATTCTTAATTTTGGACGATTGCTTGTATGATGCCTCGTGGATCAAGGAAGAGTCTACTCGCTATGTCTTCATGAACGGCCGTCACGTTGATTTGATGACGATCATCACTATGCAGTACCCTCTTGGAATTACTCCCAATCTCCGCACCAACGTCGACTTCATCTTTATTCTTCGTGAAACCATCACGAGCAATCGCAGACGTATTTACGACAACTATGCTGGTATGTTCCCCACGTTTGAAATGTTCTGTCAGTTCATGGACCAGTGCACTGAGAATTACGAGTGCTTGGTGATTTGCAACGGTATTCAGTCTAATAAGCTGGAAGATCAGGTCTTCTGGTATAAGGCGGCCGATCACCCTCCATTCAAGCTATGCGATGACTCCCTTTGGGCTGACAATAAGCCATTCTCAAGCGCTATGCTTGCGCAGGACGAGTATTCGAACGGATCCGTCCAAAAGAAGAACGCTGGTCCTTGGGTGAATTTGAAAAAGGTGGGTTCAGATGGGCGTTAATTTACAGATCACGCACACCACCCTCCGCCGGGTGAACAGGAGTTTCGATGATGTCCTGAATCTGCTGGGCCTCAGACTGCACAGACTCGGCCTCCTTATCCGCAAGCGCCTTCTTATTACGGGCTGAGTTCTCCTCACGCTGCTTACGGATCTTCTCGCTCTTCTCCTCCTCAAAGAAGATCTCCTTGTTCACCTCGTTCTCCTTATACTTCCGCATGAGCTCATTCAGCTCCTTCTCGGCGTATTCAACCTCAGGCATCATGTGCTCCGAGGGATCCCACGGGAGCCACGCACCGACCTTACCGACATACAGATTGTCCCGAGGATACCGGCGCTGCAGAACACGGGCAAACGTCTGTGCCTCCTGGAGATCCGCAAAGATGCGGCGCACCTTGACTCCACGAACATTCGTCTGGAACTGAACCTTCTCAGTGAACAGCGACTCAAGCTCCTTCTCCTTCTTGAGCATAAAGACCTGGTGCTGCTCGTGGATGTCCGTCTTTAGAATGTCAGCATTGTGAACCTTGGTAAACTCCTCCGTGTCCTTGAAGAGATCCTCCACCTTCAGACTGTACTTCTGGGCGAGGAAGGCATTGTACTTCTCAAGACCCTTGATCTTCCAGTCATACTCCAGCCACTCCACGAACTTGGTGTTGTAAAACTCGGCCTTCTGCTCCAGAACCTTCTCGGGAGAAATGAACGAAATAATGCAGTAGCGCTGCGTCGGAACCTCGGGATCCTCCTCCAGGTAATCAATTGGCATACCATCATCCTCGTGAACAGGGAGAGTCTCGCGGGGCATTTGTTTATAGTCTCCCAATTCTATGAAAACCAGATATCAAACGAATAATTCTCTCTTCAAA